CCGACTTTGATAGACTGTCTGAAAAGGCAAAACAGCTTGGAAAATCCACGCAGTACACCGCAAGCGAGACAGCTTCTGCGATGGAGTATATGGCAATGGCCGGCTGGAAAACTGAGGATATGTTAAATGGAATCGAAGGTGTAATGGATCTAGCCGCAGCGTCGGGAGAAGATTTGGCAGGCGTTTCTGACATTGTAACAGATGCGATGACAGCGTTCGGCTTATCAGCAGATGGCACAACCAAAATTATTAAAGATGGTTTTACGAAAGAAGTTTCTAACGCTTCACATTTTGCTGACGTTCTTGCAGCGGCTTCGGCCAATTCCAATACAAATGTTGCCATGTTGGGTGAATCATTTAAATATGCGGCTCCGGTAGCTGGATCGTTAGGCTATAGTGTAGAAGATACAGCCATCGCTCTCGGTCTCATGGCTTCATCAGGATTGAAAAGCAGCATGGCCGGAAGTAGCCTTCGAACTATTCTGACGAATCTTGCAAAGCCAACAGATGATATCAGTGACGCAATGGATTATTTGGGCATATCGTTGCAGAATGGTGATGGCTCGATGAAGTCTCTGATGGACATTGTAACCGATCTGCGCGGTGCATTTGGACAATGCAAAATGCCAATGGATCAGTTCCAAGAGAACCTTGCAAAACTTGACGAAAAGTATGCCAATGGAGAGCTGACAGAAAAGAAGTATAATGAAGCATTAGCAGATTTAACGGAAAAGGCTTATGGAGCAGAGGGAGCGTTAAAGGCCAAATACGCTGCTACGTTAGCTGGAAAAGAGGGTATGTCAGGTCTGCTTTCAATCGTGAGTGCGGCACCAGAGGATTTTGACAAGTTAACCAATGCCATTTATAACAGTGACGGTGCAGCCAAAGAAATGGCAGAGATCAAAATGGATAATCTGCAGCACGATGTCGTGAAACTGCAGTCTGCTATGGAAGGAGTTGGAATTACCGCATTCAACCAGGTTGGCGGAAAAATGAGAGGTTTGGTTGGCATCGCAACTGAGGCGGTTGGAAAAATCGATGAGAAGCTTGCCAGCGGAAAAGGGATCGAAAAGGCTGTCGATAAAATAGAAGCAATGGTTGAGAAAGCAAAACCATATTGGGATATTTTCAAAACGGATGCAGTGGAAGCAGGAACAGCGCTGGGCGATGCGGCTGGGGCGATCATAGGAGATATCAAGAAACTTTCAGGTTCTTTTGGCAGCACAGAAAGTATTGAAAATTTCTCAACCATTTTGGGAAAGGTTAAAGATGGAACTGTAGCAGTTTCGGGATTTTTGGAAAAACATTCGGATGTAATTGCAAAGTTGGTGGTAACACTTCCGAAACTTTTGATTGCGTACAAAGGCTTTAAAATTGTTAAAGCTGTAGCACCGTTTGTTGGCGCATTTACGGGAGCTGTTGGAGGACTGGCAAAGGCTGGTCTTGGGAAAATTGCACCTGGCTTATTTAAAGTGTCAAAAGGGCAGGAAGCGGTTGGCAAATCAAGCGGTGGCAGTGCAAAGAAAATGGTAGCATCCGCCAAGGCCTTTATGATGATGGGTGTCGGGGTACTGGCGATTAGTGCTGGGTTCTATTTGCTTGCGCAGTCTGCAATTGCAGTAACCAACGCTGGCCCAGGGGCAATCGCTGTTTTTGGTGGTTTGATTGGTGTTGTAGTAGGACTTGCAGTTGGTATGACAAAGATGCTTTCGTCTATGTCTGGCGGGTCGAAGAAATTAACAGCGATGACACCGGCGCTTCTGGCATTGGGAGCGGCTGTATTAATGATTAGCGCAGGTTTGGCACTGCTGGCGTATTCTTCAATTCAGTTGGCGAATGCTGGTCCGTTGGCCATTGGATGTATGGCAGGAATGGTCGTAGCGCTTGCCGGTTTGATGTTGGTAGCGAAAAATGTAGCACCAACACTTTCGGCCGGAGCAGTTGGATTTGTTGCGTTTGGGGCCTCGGTATTAATTGCGGCAGCTGGAATCGGATTGTTATCCCTGGCGGCTATTAATCTTGCAAATGCCGGTCCCCTGGCCATTGGATGTATGGTTGGTATGGTTGCGGCAATCGCTTTGCTGGCAGTGGGAGCGGCTGCTCTTGGATCAGCATTGACAGTGGGAGCAGTTGGCTTTATTGCATTTGGAGCCGCTATTGTTTTGGTGGCAGCAGGTGCGTTGATTGCCAGCGCGGCATTGGCGGTTGTGTCTGCTGTTCTTCCTTCGATCGTACAATATGGAAGCCAGGGAGCGGTAGCTATTGCTCAGCTTGGTGCAAGCATGATTGTTTTTGGCACCGGAGCTGCTGTTGGAGGAATTGGCGCAACCGCGCTCGGAGTTGGTCTTGCGTTGGTCGGTGTAACTGCGCTGGTTGCAGCCGCAGGAGTAATTGTATTGGCCGCCGGAGCAGCGGTGCTTGGAGCTTCGCTTGTGATGGCAGGTGCAGGTTTGACAATTATGGGAGCAGCATTTCCACTTGTAGCGGCTGGTGCAAAGGTCAGTGCAGCCGGATTGGCGGCATTACTTGGATCAGGTACTGCGGCCAGTGCGGTTTTTGTGATTTTGGCAGGATCTTCTGGCGCGGCAGCTGTAACAGTTGGTGTATTTGCAGCGGCAATGGTGGCCGGAGCCGCAGGAACCGGTCTTATGGTAGTTGCTCTGAAATCAGTAAATTCCAGCATGAAGTCAATTGCTGGAAATGCAAAGAGCGCAGAAAAATCGCTCACGAGCATGAAATCGAGCGTCAATGTTGTAAATTCCGGATTGGATGCATTGGGGAACAAAGCAAAAAACGCTATCAGTGCATTAATTAAGCAGTTTTCTCAGGGAGAAAGCAAGGCAAAAACTTCTGGAAAAGCGGTTGGAAATAATTTCAACAATGGCGTTTCAGCAGGAATGTCAAAGGCGGTCTCTACGGCCGGAACAATGTCAAATTCGATTGTAATTACCATGCGATCATCGGCAGGCGGTGCCTATAACAGCGGCGCATACATCGGAATGGGACTTGCAAATGGTATGGCAAGCCAGGTTGGACATGTAAGAGCAGTGGCGGCACAGCTTGCGGCGGCTGCAGAGGCGGCGATCCGGGCGAGAGCACAGATCCACAGCCCATCACGGGTGACAGATAAACTCGGCAATTATTTCGGTATCGGCTGGGTCAACGGCATTATGGATCATGTGCAGGAGGCGAGGCAGGCCGCCATGGAATTGATACAGGTTCCGGAACTTACACCTGCGCCGGAAATCGGAATGAGCCTCCGGTCTGGCTATGAAGATCTGAACGACGACAGCTACCAGTACAGCAGCAATGGAAAATATACCATCTATGTACCTGTTAATCTGGACGGAAGAGAGATTGGAAAAGCGACTGCAACGTATACACGAGAAGAAATTGAGAAACAGGAGACAAGGGAGAACCGAAAGAAAGGCAGGCGAATAAATGTATAACTTTGTAGATACCACAGAGCGATACCCAGGGCAGAACCTGCCTTCGGAGGCTCTCATGTTTAATGGAAGTTATCTTGAGAACGTAATTCCCGGCTATCGGACACTTTATGTGTCCGGCCGGGAAATTTTGGGTACGGAGATTACAGATCTGGAAACAGGCGTGTCTGACGGTACAAAGTATCGACGAAAGCGTTATCAGCCAAGGACTATTGTGGTGGGATATCAGCTGGTAGCCAAAGATAATGCAGCTTTTCGCAGTGCTTACAACAAACTGAATGCTCTTCTGGATGCAGAACAGGCAACCCTTATTTTTGCAGATGAACCGGACAAATATTATATCGGAACAAAGCAGGGAACGAGTGAAGTGCCGGCGGGAAGAAATGCGATCACTGCGGAGCTGGAATTTTACTGCGCGGATCCATTCAAGTATTCGGTGGAAGAATTTACGGTGAATCCGACTGCGGATGACGGAAAAACGTTCATTGTGTCGTACAACGGCACTTATCGGGCCTTTCCAAAGCTTCAGGCAGTAATGCACAGTGAAAATGGAGTAGTAGGTTTTGTAAATGACTCCAAGAAAATTCTTCAGTTCGGTGATCCGGATGAGTTGAACGGAGAAACATACAAAAAAAGCGAACTGATAACAAGCTATGCGGACCAATATGTCTGGTCACAGGATGCGGCGTGGAAAGATGATACAGGGAGCAACTTCTTATACAGTAACAGCAAGACGGCTGGAAAGCTGGGTGTCATGAGCGTAGACAGCATCAAAGGTCTGTATCTGGCCAGCAGTGGATATGTAAGTCCAAACACAAACGGCTGGAATGGAGCTATGAAATCTATTGATGTGGTAGATTCCAATGGAGCAAAGGGAGCGACGCACCTCTATTGTTACATGAACAGCTGGTTTGAAACTGGTCTTATGGGGCAGACGGGCTGCCAGGCGATTGCTTTCTGCGATGCGAACGGAAAAATGATCTGCTGCCAGGAGATATACAAAACCGATACGATCGGAAACACAGCGCACATGAATATGTGGGTAGGTGGAAACAACCCGCGTATCGTCAAAACATATACTTTTGAACCTTGCCATCGAAAAGATGCAAACCCATACAGCCAAACGTATGGCGCAAGCGACATGATGAAACATGGAGAGAAAATACGTTTTTTCTGGAAGGGCAGTTATCCGGAATTTACAGTTCCAGAATTAAAAGATGTGAAAGTGGCAACAGTGAAATTGTATTTGGGACAGTGGGGAAGTCGAAATACAGGAAATCAGCTTGTCACCAGAAATTATTTCCGCGGCATCTTCGTGAGAATTGACAATGTAGAAAAATGGCGTGATATTCCGAATAAATTTTCGGTAAATCAGGTTTTGACAGCTGACTGTAGCAATGGAGAGGTCATGTTACAGGGACTTCCGAGACAGGATCTTGGTGCGTTGGGCAACGATTGGGAGAACTTTTGCCTGCAGCCTGGAATGAATCAGATCCAATGCATTGCATCGGACTGGGCAACACAGCCAACATACACAATGAAATACAGGGAGGTGTTTCTATGATTTTATATTTTGCGGACCGACATATGAATGTCCTTGGGCAGGCAAGCACAGAGCTACCGAAGGGATTGTACATTTCTGATGATCTGAAAACAGAAGAGGTGGAAGCAGGTGTTGCTACACTAGAATTTACGCTGAATTACACGGCGAGCACGCGGAATGATGCGAAACAGTATGGTTCTGTTGGCAATTATATTCTTCGGAAGAATGGCGATGAGCAGGAATTTTATACGATCATTACCAGCGAAGAAAATATTTTCAAACAGGAAGTAGAAATCTATGCCGAGGATGCCGGTATGGATCTCCTGAACGAGACAGTTGGCGAATACAAAGCAGACAAGGCATATCCAGCGAGCTACTATGTTGAAAAATTCAGCGACGATTCCGGCTTTGAAATTGGAATCAATGAGGTCAGCAATTATAACCGGAAACTGTCCTGGGAGGGTGAGACCACCGCTTCTGAGCGTATTTTGAGCGTTGCCACGCAGTTTGACGCGGAAGTTTCCTATACTTTTGAAATCGACCGGTTGAAAATCAAGCACAAATATATCAACCTGCATAAGAAGCGCGGCGTAGATCAGGGGCGAGAACTTCGGATCAACCGGGAAGTGAAAAATATCATTGTAAAAAGTTCAGTAGAAGATCTGGCTACGGCACTTTCCGTTACCGGCGGATATCCGGAAGACAGTGAAACGCCGATCAATCTGAAAGGGTATAAGTATGATGACGGCGATATATATCTGTCCGGCAGTACGATTTATTCCCGGAGCGCAGTGGCCAAATGGAGCCGGTATCTTTCCGAAAAAGGAAATGGAACCGGTCATATTGTCCAGACTTACACCTATGATACGTTAAGTCAGTCAGAGTTGTGCAATCGTGCCGTATCAAAGCTGAAAAAGATCTATGATGCAGCCGTATCCTACGAAGTGGAACTGGCGTATCTGCCGGATGGAATCAAGATCGGCGATACAGTGAACATTGTAGATGATGCCGGAGAACTGTATTTGTCTGCAAGAATCATGAAACTGGAGTCCTCCATTTACAATGATGAGTACACGGCAACGCTGGGCGAATACAAGCTGAAATTGAGTGGAATTTCAGAAAAGATGGAGAGCCTGGCTGCACAGTTTGAGAAGCTGGCAAAGAACCGGACGTTTTACACTTGGGTTGTGTTTGCTGATACAGAAACAGGTGCTGGAATATCGCTTAAATCTGCCGGAAAAGCATATATGGGTATTGCATACAATCAGACGACAAAGCAGCCGGTTTTGACGGATCCGAGTGTCTACACCTGGGTAAAGGTTGTTGGAGATCAGGGAATTGCGGGAGAACCTGGAAAAGACGGTCTGACAAGCTTTTTTCATGTGAGATATGCTGATGTTCCGAATCCGATAGCAAATCAGATGAGAAAAGATACCGGAAAGTATATTGGTACCTATACAGATTATACGCTTGAGGACAGCACAGACCCAACCAAATATACCTGGCGGAAGTTCCAGGGCGATGATGGCGAGGACGGAGCGGATGGTGTTCCGGGAAACGATGGAGCGGATGGCGAAACCAGTTACCTGCATATGGCCTATGCAACGAGCGCTGATGGAAAAACAGGATTTTCGACAACCAATGCAGTTGATAAGACATATATCGGCCAATATGTAGATTTTGTCAAAGCGGATTCCACAGATCCGGCGAAGTACCGCTGGAGCAAATTTCAGGGGCCGAAAGGTGATAAAGGAGATCCAGGCGAACAGGGACTGCGTGGACTGCAGGGTGAAAAGGGAGAACAGGGAATTCAAGGACCGAAGGGCGAGAATGGCAAAACCACGTATACGCATATCGCTTATGCAAACAGCTCCGACGGAAAGGTTGGTTTTTCTGTTTCAGATTCTGATCGAGACTACATTGGAATGTATGTAGATGAGGTCGAAGCCGACAGCACCGATCCGACGAAATATGCCTGGACAAAGATTAAGGGTGCGGACGGTACACAGGGTATTCAGGGTAAGCCGGGAGCGGATGGAAAGACCCCTTATCTGCACATTGCCTATGCAACAAGTTCAGATGGAAAGACAGGATTTTCTATTACAGAATCAACCGGTAAGACGTACATCGGTGTGCACACGGACTATACAAAGGCGGATTCTACCGATCCGTCCAAATACAAGTGGACAAAGATTCAAGGGCCGCAAGGTACACAGGGACTGCAGGGAATCCAGGGACCGCAGGGCGAGCAAGGTATTGCCGGAAAAGATGGAAAAACTACTTATTTTCACATCAAATATTCTGCGGTTTCGAATCCGACCTCTGCGTCTCAGATGACAGAGACACCGTCAAAATACATTGGAACGTATGTGGATTTTACACAGACGGATTCGGATGATCCGAAGAAGTACAGCTGGCAGCAGCTGGAAGGTTCGCAGGGGCCACAGGGAAAACAGGGAATTTCAGGTACCAATGGAGCAGACGGGAAAACCAGTTATCTGCACATCAAATATAGCAATGACGGTGGGAAGACATTCACCGGGAACAGTGGTGAGGATATTGGCGCTTATATCGGAACATGCGTGGACTATGCAAAAGATGATCCTACAAGTGTCGGAACGTATAAGTGGGCGAAAATCAAAGGCGAGGCTGGAGCCAAAGGTGATAAGGGTGATACGGGTAAGGGGGTTAAATCGACATCTGTTGCATACCAGGTTTCAACTTCCGGAACAACAGTTCCAACTGGCACATGGTCTGGGTCTGTGCCATCTGCATCCGCGGGGCAGTATCTGTGGACACGTACAATCATCACTTACACTGACGACACAACATCCACGATATATAGTGTCGGCCGTATGGGAACCAATGGTGCAAATGGCACCAATGGAAAGAGTATTGGATCAGTAGTCAATTATTACCTGGCAACGGCATCTTCCAGCGGAGTTACAACGGCGACGAGTGGATGGACAACAGCTGTCCAGTCGGTGTCTGCGGCTAAGAAGTATCTTTGGAATTATGAGGTTGTGAAGTATACCGACGGAACCGTGGCGAGTACAACTGCGCCTTGCATCATTGGATCATACGGTGATCGGGGAAGTAAAGGGGATAAAGGTGATACCGGATCAACCGGAAATGGTATTAAGAGTATTACCGAGCATTATGCAGTCTCCGCGTCAAATTCGACTGTTCCTACCTCATGGTCGTCTACGGTTCCGACAATGACAGAGAGCAATAAATATCTCTGGAACTACGAGACAATTACTTATACAAATGGGACAACTGTAGACACAACAAAACGAGTTATCGGTGTATATGGTAACAAAGGTGCTACAGGGGCTACTGGTTCACAGGGATATAGTCTTGTGGCAAATGTGGTTAGAGATGCCTTCACCGAGTCTCAGTGGGCTACGTACGGTACTATCAATCATGAGGAAATCTGGTCTAGCACATCTGGGATTCGTAATGGTTGCCGGGTTGGTGATATGTTTGCAATCGTTGGAACTGCAACGGACACAAAAAATGCTCATGTTGCTTATTATCGGAGTAATACTGCATCTGGAGATCTGAAAGGTTTGTGTATAAGCCATACAATTATCCCGAGGGGTGCAACAGGAGCTACCGGCAGTAAGGGAGATAAGGGCGATACTGGTGCAAGTGGAAAAGGCGTTAAATCTACTGCAATTACATATCAGGCAAGTACGTCTGGAACTACGATCCCTGCTGGAGTATGGTCGGCAACTCCTCCGGCGACAAGTGCGGACAAACCATATTTCTGGACTCGTACGATCATCACCTATACGGATAATACAACTTCAACTGCTTACAACGTTGGTAGTACACCGGAAGGAATTGTCGTCGGTGGGCGAAATTTATTGGTGGGAACACATAAATCTCCCATAACGTATACCTATCCAACATCGGGATATGCTGATAAATGCTCATGGAAAACAACGGTCTTACTAAATGGAAGTGTATATACATTATCCTTCTGGGCAAAGTCATCTGTCAATGGCGATAAAATACGAGTGCATTTTTATAATCCGTCAAATATTATTTCTGTAGTTGGCAGTCAAGGACAAAGATCAACCTACACGGATGGTTTATGCGACTTCGTTCTTACTACTACAATGACAAAATATTGGGTTACATATACGATACCTAAAGGTGGAAATAGCACGAGAAGTGTTATAATTCCGAGATTAGGTCTAGGCGCTACTGGCACCGGAACACTTACTTTTCAATGGGAAAAATTAGAAGAAGGTAACATTGCAACTGACTGGACACCAGCTCCAGAGGATTATGTATCTTTTGTTGATGTTGAGTATTATCTTTCAACATCGGCAACATCACTTTCTGGTGGATCATGGTCGACGACAGCGCCGACATGGGTTAATGGAAAGTATATGTGGAGCCGTACGGTAACAACGGACGGAGCTGGTAACAGAACGTATTCGCCAAATCAAAATGGAGTTTGCATTGCAGGAGCACAGGGAGCAACCGGAGCCAAAGGTGATAAAGGAGATACTGGAGGGACTGGTGCAACCGGTAAAGGCGTTAAATCTATTGTAGAACAGTATTACAAATCAACGTCAGCAACAGCCATGTCCGGCGGATCGTGGAGCACGACTTATCCTGGATGGGAGAACAGTAAATATATTTGGACGAGATCAGTGATTACCTATACTGACAACACGACTTCAACGACAACAGCAGTTTGCGTCACGGGAAGTAAAGGAGATAAAGGTGCAACCGGTGCCAAAGGAGATAAAGGGGATAAAGGAGCAACTGGTCCTCAGGGACCACAAGGTCCTCAAGGTGTAAAAGGCGATAAAGGTCCTCAGGGAGATAAAGGTGCAACCGGCGCAACAGGTCCTCAAGGTCCACAGGGCGCTGCAGGTAAGGACGCAAATCAGGTAGTGCATACGGTAAATGGAAACGGTGAGTCAAATCTTTATGTCGAATTTGCTACAATAAAGATCACAGGTTCGTATGCAAATCAACCAACAACATTTAAACTTGGTGGCAGAGGTTTTGAGACAACAGATGTCCAGTTTAGTTTTATCTCTGCAAATAACTCAAATCCTGGATTGGATTTCCTAAGATCTTCAGGCGGATGGTCGTTATGGATTTATAAAAAAACTACTTCAACGTGGGGCCTTATAACAAGATTAAATGAACCGTATGGGCAGCTGAGAGTATTTAACTATACTCAAGGTTCTGGTCCATATACAGTGACGTGGACATCAACCAAATTAGCTTCTTTACCATCTGGTTCAATTAATGCGAATCCTTTACAAGCAGCAAAAACAGCCACCAACTTTATGCAGTTTACTGATGGGACCGGATTGGAAGTTGGTAATAAAACCAGCGGATCTTGGTCTGGCTATCGGACTAAGATTTCAGCATCAGCATTTGAGATTCTTAACCGGGCAGGAACGACACTCGCATATTATGGTGATAAGTTGATCCAGCTTGGAAAGAACGCAAAAGATGCGGTTATTGAGTTATGTGGCGGTGTCGGTAAGATTTTGGTTGAAACAAAATCCGGCAATGCGGCTCTGTCAATCCAGAGCGAATATGTAGATATTAAAGGTGTCCACGAATCTGTATTGGAGACATCAAGTTCTTCTGGAAGCTGTATAGCCGGAGCTGTTGACGATTCTTTTGTTGTAAATACTTACTCGGATGCCAACAACAAAGCAAACTTCGATATTGGTAACGGTAGCATTATTCTTGAATCAAAGAAGAAAGGTTATCAGGCAGAGGTCGAATTTTATGGCTGTGGCTGGTCTGGAGGAGTGTATACTGGAGCGTTCGCACCGACCAAGGCGTACTCCGAAAAGATTATGTTAGGAGATAGTGGAAGAGTATGGGAGCGTTTGATTGTTAAAAACTCCCCACAGGTCACATCCGATCGCCGCGCCAAAACAAACATATTTCCACTCGGTGAGAGCAAGATCAATAAGACGGATATTCATTCAGAGCTGTTCGATCGCTTAAAACCAGTTCAGTATCGGATGATTGACGGCGATGGACGCATTTGCTATGGATTTGTCGCACAGGATGTTGTGGAAGCCATGCGAGAACTCGGAATCCGAGAAGACGAACTGGATCTGGTACACCACGACAGAAAGAACACAGAGGATGGCTATATTGATACCTATAGTATGGTATATACCAATTTGATCGCTGTAATAACGCATGAACTACAGCTTGAAAAAGAAAGGAGATCCAAACTCGAATTGGAGGTTGTAGGTCTCAGAAGTGAACTTGATACCATGAGAGATAATCTCTCTGGAAATAATTAATTTAAAGGAGGACATACATTATGTCAGAAGTAAAAGCAACTTACACAAAGGATATCCACTATTCAGGAATCATCACAGTAGACGGTGAAACAGTAGTATCCATGGATGCGAACATGGATGCAAAACATCCGGATGTGCCGATTATCAATCGGTATATCAATAACGGAAGAAAATACAGATCGGACAAGGCAGCAATTGATGACATTGTTGATAAGTTCGAAAATGACATCTGGGATGAGTATGATAAGTATACCGCTGAATTAGAAGAAAAGGAGAAAGCTGAGTAGGGCCGGAAACGGTCCTGCTTTTTTGAATCAAGAAGAAAGAGAGACGGTGCAGTGAGCGAAATATTAATGCAGACATATACTGTAGTACTTCCAGTGCTTCTTGGGTACATCGTCTGGCTTCTAAAGAACCAGAAAAGAGACCGGGACGCAAACAGCAAGGGAACCATGCTGCTGCTCAGGGTCCAGCTGATCGAGTACCATAGCAAGTATACACAGTTGGGAGACATCCCATCCTATGCATACCAGAATTTTTGTGAAATGTACGAAGCCTATCATGCATTAGGTGGAAATGGTATGGTAACGAAAATGAAGCAGGAAATTGATGAATTACATATCAAAAAGAAAGGTGATTAATATGGAACAGATTATGAATTATGTGAAACCGGAACTTATTGTGGTGGCAGTTGCCCTGTATTTCTTTGGTATGGCACTCAAACAGGCGCAGGCTGTAAAGGATAAATATATCCCTCTGATTCTCGGCGGCGTGAGCATCGTACTGTGCGCCATCTGGGTGCTGGCTACCAGTGAGGTGTGCACCGGTCAGCAGGCGGCGATGGCAGTCTTTACGGCGGTCACGCAGGGCATCCTCGTGGCTGGGTTGAGTAACTATGTAAATCAGATTATCAAACAGGGACAGAAATCAGAGTGAGGGCGGCTAACAACCGTCCTCTTTTGCGCCGGCGCAATTCGCCTGGCAGAAGGAGAGACAATGAAGATTGATAGATCATACATCAGCAGCCAGAACACCTACGAAGAGAACGATCCGCGGTGTATTGTAGTCCACAACACAGATAATTTCAGAGCGGGTGCCGATGCCCGCACACACGCAGAAGCGCAGCATAATGGTGAGCTGTCCAATATGTCTGCCCACTATTACGTTGATGATGGCGACACTGCCTACCAGGCCGCGCCGCATAACCGCGGATGCTGGCACGTCGGAGTCAACTATGGCGGTGCTAACCTGTTTGGACGCTATGGCAATCGGAGCAGCATCGGCGTGGAAATGTGTGTGCAGAGCGGATATGACTATGAGAAGGCTTTCCGTAATACCGTTGCGGTGGTCAAGGAGATCATGAGAAAAACCGGAATCCCGGCATCCAGGGTATATCGGCACTATGATATCTGCAGCAAGCACTGCCCTAGCCAGATTATGGAAAGGGATGACTGGGGTCGCTTCAAGAAGTTGATCAGCGGTGCATCCAACACGCCGAAGCAGCCGGAAAATACGAAATACGAGCCTGGAATCTATAAAGTCAACGATGCAGCGCTTAATATTAGAAGTGCACCAGATGCAGACAGTAAAATCGTCGGAGTAATCCGGGATAAGGGCAGCTATACGGTGACGGAAATCCAGAATACGAGTTGGGGACGGTTGCTCTCTGGCGCTGGCTGGATTAACTGCCATACTAAGTATTGCACTTACGGCGGAGCAGCTCCGAAAGAAGAATCGACCGTAAAAGCGATTTCGGTTGATGGAGTATGGGGACCGGAGCTGACCAAACGCTTGCAGGAGATTTTTAAAACCGGAGTAGACGGCGTGATCAGCGATCAGCCAACAGCTAACAAAGAATACTGCGCTGGCATCGCGGCGGCCGAATGGTCTGATAAACTGTCCGGCGGCTCCGATCTGATCAAGGCCATGCAGAGATGGGCAGGAGTAACCGCGGACGGCTACATCGGGCCACAGACCATCCGAGCGATGCAGAAAAAGCTCGGCACGATGGTTGACGGTGTGATCAGCAATCCTTCTGCTATGGTCAAGGCTCTGCAG